TTTAGCAGCTCTCTTAAATTGTTTAGCAGTTGGTCTACCTTTTTGTCCTGCTTTACGCATTTTCTCACCACTACCTGCAGCGATACGTTTACGTTTAGCATGGATGTTACTATATAATCCACGTTTTGCCATTATTTTTTACCTTTCTTTTTTGATTTAGAACTCATTATTTTTTTCTTCAAAGCTGAAGGCAAAGTTTTTTGCTTTGCTGTTAGTTTGCTTTTACCTTTTGATTTACCATACATAATTATTTTCCTTTTGTTGTTTAACTTTTAGCACACAATAGTTGTCAAAACAACTACCATCTTTACCATCATGGCAAAAATACTTTTTATTAGCTGTGATAATCCAGCCACCCTCATCACTCATTAACTCTTTATTACAAGTCTCGCAGTAGCCACAGATTAAAGATTGATGTGTAGGTCTTACCCATGTTTTCTTTTTTATCGGCACTTCCACCTACGTCTTGCTTGTCTTATTCTTGAGTTAGGATCGTTTCTTGTTTTAGCAGATGAGTTTCTTAATTGTCCGGCAGATCTTGCACAATAACTTTTTCTACGTTTAGCATCCTTAGATCCTTTCTTAACTTTACCTGTTACTGCTGTCTTTAATTTTGATCCGGGATTGGCTGCTCTATATCTTGCAACACCTTTGGCTGTCATACCAGCACCTTTTTTTGTAGGTCTGTAATTTGCGTTCTTACCTTTTGTTGTTTTTCTAATAGCCATTATTTTAGTATAAGTTTTTTAATTGATTTTTCACCTAAATAAATTTCTGTTTCTGCTTTAGATTTAATACATTGGTATTCTACATTATTATTAAGTTGTCTGTTAGCAATCCTTTTACCTTTCAAACAATTACTCATGGATTCTTGTATTCTATGTTCTTTAATTTCTCCATTAACAATCATCAATAATGCAACTACTACTTCAACCATGTCCATTACCATTTGCTCTAACTTTATCTTTTAACTCTTCAACATCTTTTAATGCTTTTTCTAGTTGTGTTTTTAAAAATTCTATATTAACTTTGTTAGTCATATTTTGTTCTTGATTTGTAATTAATTTTTCTACATCTTCAAACAAACTTTCAATCAACATAAATTGTTCTTGGTCAGTAGGTTTCTGTTCTGACTTTTTAAGAAGATCAGCTTGGAATAATTCTCTTGATGTCTCCAGACTGGTCAACCTCGCAGTCACCTCTGTATATGCGAACACACCCATTGCTACAGCTACTACAATACCAATCATATTTTTAATTGGCATACTTACTGCTGTATTTTCTGATACTTTCATTTTTTCTTTCTTTTGCATTTACATTTTGGAGCAAATAAATCATTAGTCCATTCAATGTACTTATCAAAAAAACCAAGAACTTTATATACGTATTTATCAATCATGTTGCTGGTCCACCGCAGAAAGCCAATAGCAACATCATAATTATAAGAACACCTGTAAAATAATAGTTCATCCTCTCTATCTCCATAGGTTATTCTTTATAAGATTATTATAGTATTAGAGCTATAACTAATAGCACGCCAATAACAATTACTGCTTTTTTATGATCTTCCAAATAGTGTTTGATCATATCTCTAATTTCATCAATCATATTTATCTCCTATGATCTTCTAATATAAGATATTATTTACCCTGTCCACGATTTTTTGACTTGCCTTTTTGTCTTTTCTTATGTTTATTCATAGAAGATAGCTTAGGTCGTCTACCTATACTTGTCTTTTTTGGTATTCTTTCGTGAGGTTGATCAGCTATATTAAACTTTACTCTAGCCATCTATTACTTTTTAAACTTTTTATTACTCAATAAGTTAGTAACAGATATTCCATAGTTACCACCGACTACTATAAAAATTAAATATAGATATACTTCTGGAATATTCTTTAATTGCTCAAAATAAAACTCTACTTTTTTTAGCATAGTCATATCACCATAAAATGTAGCATAAGCTAGTATGCCAAGTGGTGCTAATATAAACGCACCTAATACTAAATCTAAAATTAGTGAGCCATTTCTTTTAGCTCTCTCGTTACCAGTTTGCATTTCTTGTAAAGCTATTTGATGCTTACGTTCACTTTTCTCTGCTCGTTTAGTCATAAAACTTCCTACAGCTTTAGAGCCTATTTTAAATAATAAATTATATGGTAGCATATTAATCTTTAGTTTCTTCTTCTAATTTTTTAATTTTAGATAAAGCATCATCTAAATCTTTAGTGCAAAATTCTAGCTTTTGCAAACACCTTTTGTTAGCAGCATCTTTAGATTTACCTGCATCTTCAAGCTCTGCTATCTGACCTTTTAGTATTCTAACCTGATCTTTATATTCGTTAATTATGTCTAATGAATTATCACTTTGCATATATTATTTTTACCTTTAGTTTGATTTGTTCTTTAGTTCTACTTCTTAGTATAAGAGATCCTGTGCTATTTCTTTTATAACCATCTTTGGCTGTATAGTCTGTTTTTCTATAATTTTTAGTTTTAACATCATAACCAGTATACTCACCTGTAGTCATATTTAAAGTAACAATATCTACTGGACCAAGACCACCAAGAGGTGTAAATACAAGTATATTAGGATCTTTTGCTAGTTCAATCTGTGCTTTCATTTCGCTTAATAGACCAGTAATTGCTTTCTTTCTTCTAGCCATAAAGACCTTTAGAGTTAAAGTTTTTGAAATAATATAACTATAATTGTAAACATTCCACCTATTAAAGCTGACATAGCATAATACATGTGTTTTTTAATATCTTTAATTTCTAATTCTATATTGTTAATTTTTTGGTGAGTTTGTTTCTGCATGATACGACAAAGTTTTTCGTGTGATTCTATTCTTTCTATTGCAGTATTTTTAGCCATTAGATTGTATCTTGTGGTTTACAACTGTATTGAGTTGATAGCTGAAGTTCATTTACTGTATCTGTATTCATAAGTTCTAAATATTGTATACTTGTATCTAAAGCTACTATGGCACAATCTTTCCAAGTGTCAAAAGTTTCTTGATGTTTTACTGGATCTTTACATTCTCCTGTTACAAATGAACATACTGAAAGCATAAGAATAAATTTCATAATAAAAACTTTATATATTTAAAAACCCCAACTTACAAAGGAATATCTAGTGCCTTTTTTAACTTCAGTTACTTCATGTGGGTACATAAAACAACTAGGAAATATTATAATATCACCAGTTTTTGTCTTAATTTTTTTATCCCTTATTTTAAGATCACCCCCCATATAATCATCATTTAAAATTCCTATAAAAGAAAGAACAGGTATTCCTTTATGCTCGCCATCAAACAAAGAATGTATATGATCGTAGTGTTCACGCATCATAGTTCCTTTTATATATTTATTTAATCTAAATGGAGAAAATTTTGTACATATATCTAGTTGAGTTTTATCTGTTTTACCTTTATGTTTTTCAAAATATTCTTGATATGCTTGACTAAGAAATTTTGCTGTCTCAGCTTGAATTTCAACATTATAATTACTTACATCTAATTCTTTATTTTTTTCTGAATCATAAATTTTTGAAGTTGTGTCGTACCATGCGTGTTTATACCATTTATTGTTTTGTAATATTTTTATAGTTTTTTTACAAAGTTTTTTAGGTATAACATTTGTAACATAGATATAGTCATCTACATTTTTCATTATCAATCTTTCTGTTTTAAAATTTCTTTTATATTTAATTCTGTTAATTCAATTTCAGATCCCAGTTTATCAGAAACAAAAGTGTTAAATGATAAAGAGATTCTATTTTTATTAGATGTGTTTATTGGTACACTATGTTTTAAGGTTGATGGAAATAAAATAAGCTCACCACTTTTAATAGGTAATAAAAAATTTTCTGAATTAAATTCATTATATTTAAAAACTTCTCTTTTAAAATTTGAGTTTGTTGTTCTATTGAAAGTAATAGGTGGCATTTTTTCATCTACTTGAAAATAAAAAACACCAGAAACAATAGAGTTTGGGTGAGTATGTTCGTGATGTAATGATTTTGGTGGATTAAAATTTACCCATGATTGAGTTATAAATAATTTTTGTTTTGTATTACATATTTCTTGATCATAAACATTTAAGCTATCTTCAAAAAATTTTTTTAATTTAGAAAATATTTTTTTTTTTAAAAGATAGGAATCTACTGATCTAAAATTTTTATTAGTTCCATTTTCAATTAATTTAAGTTTTTTGTTTATATAATTTAATTCAGTTTTAAAATTTAATTTATATTTTGTAATGAGAACAGGTATAGAAAAAAGTCTAATTAATTCTTTTTCCATTAATTAGGATTATTGAACTCCACCATGTGCATTAGATCCTGTTCCAGATACACTTCTTGCTGCAC